GTATTTCAGAATAGTCGCTGATTCAGTAGATATGGGAGATGCACTTGATAGTTTGGGTATCGGTGTGGGTGCATCTGATCAACCAGTAACTGCTGATGCGATTAATCTGTTTGACATCGAATCTGTTCTTGGAGATGATGCAGAAGTGGCAGATGTAATTGCCTCATTCGATGTTACTACTGTTGCAACGGACTCTGCAACTGTTGATGAAACTTTCTTCATTGGTCAGACCATTGATCCAGAAGATACAATGGATGTACAGGATGTTGCAGTATTTGAGCCAGGAATTATAGCCGCAGACGGAGCAGAAACTGCCGATACATTATCAATAGAACCACAACTAATAGGAACAGATACAGCCAATACACAAGATGCTGTAAACAATCTTGATGTTACTACGATTGCAGAAGATGGACCACAAACTGGTGAATTAGTTGTAAGAGATGCGGGTATAAATAGTACAGATAGTGCCGATATTGCTGATTCTGGATCTGCATCTAGTCAGTCATATGCGGCAGGAGATTATTTTTTAGAAGATTATGTTGCTGATACAGTGGTTAACTTCTAAAAACTATTATAAATAACCTTTTAATAACACATTTGTTAATTTCCCAGGAGAAAAAATAATGATTAGCGAATCTACATTAAGTGCAAAGGGTAATGTCCAACTCGAAGTATTCGATAAGGACGGAAACCTAAAAGAAAGTCAAGAGATCAAGAATGTCGTGGTGACTGTTGGTCTTGGATATATCGCATCTCGTATGAAAGATGCATCGGCAACCGCAATGTCACATATGGCAGTCGGTTCTGGCAGTACAGCCGCAGCCGCTGGTAACACAACACTCGAAACAGAACTTGGTCGTGTTACTTTAACATCAACTACAGTTTCAACTAACACAGTTCAGTATATCGGGGATTTCCCTGCTGGTACTGGTACTGGTGCAGTAGTAGAGGCTGGGGTTCTAAATGCAAGTTCAGGCGGGACTTTGTTGTGTCGAACAGTATTTTCTGTTGTGAACAAAGGGGCGTCAGATACTTTGAAGGTAACTTGGACCATCACAGTTTCAGACTCCTAATAGTTAAGGAGTCTTACGGTGGCGTTATTACTTAGGGATCAAGCCCGAGTTCAGCAAGCAAGGTCATTTTATAGAGATGTCTATAATACAAATGACTACTTTTATATGTTTGTCTCTCGGGCAACGGCATGGGCTGATGAGACTAGTCCTGATACACCTGTGGACAATAGAACCCAGATGTCTGATGTCAGACGGCAAATGCTCTTTGCAAAAAGAGTACAGGGTTCTAATGTCGCTCTTTTAACGAAGAGAATTAACTGGGTATCAGGAACAGTTTACGATCCTTATGATGATAACTATTCATCTACAAATAAATCCAATTCTGGTGCTTCAAGTCTAGCAGATGCAAATTTTTATGTATTAACAGACAATTTTAATGTATATAAATGCATAGACAATAATAGTAATGCTCAAAGCACAGTAAAGCCTACCACGACTGGAACAGATATTGTAACTCTAAGTGATGGTTATAAATGGAAATTTATGCTTACAGTAGGAGCCGCAGACAGAACGCTGTTTCTCACAGACAACTTTATTCCTATAAGAAAAGTTTCTGGATCAGGACAACCAGCATTTGATGTTAATGGAGAATTAGATTCGCTATCTATTACTTCTGGTGGTTCTGGATATTCTAGTGCACCTACTGTTGTTATAAGTGGAGATGGTACAGGTGCCGCGGCAACTGCCACTGTTTCTGGTGGGGCTGTTAATACATTGACTATCACATCTGTTGGTTCTGGATATTCTTTTGCATATGTAGAATTTACTGGTGGTAGTCCTTCTACAGCCGCAACTGCTACTGCTAGTCTCGGTTCAACTGAAGCCGCATCTGCTCAACAATCTGTAGAGGCTACAGCGATCTCTGGAAGTATAGATAAGATTATTGTAACGGCACAAGGTGCAGACTATATTGCAGGAGATGCCCTTGTTTCAATTAGTGGCGATGGTACTGGTGCTACTGCATCACCAACGATAAATTCTGCTGGAAATATCACGGGTGTAACTATAAATGCTCCTGGAACTAATTATACATTCGCTGATATTTCAATCACGCAAACCACAGGAACAGGTGCAGGCGCAACATTCAGAGCGATTATAAGTCCAGAAAATGGACATGGTTCTAATGCACAAAAAGAACTTTTCGCTAAGAATATAGGAATGACTGTATCATTTGAAAATACGAATGAAGATTTAATTTTAGGTAATGAATTTAGACAAGTAGGAGTATATAAAAATCCTTATCAATGGGCTAGTACTAGTTCATTGTTTACTACAGGTATTGGTACACCATGTCATGTTATAGGAGTTTCTAATCCAACTCAATATAATTTAGATGACATTGTAACAACTACTGAAGGAGGAAAATTCAGAGTAATACAAAAGATAGACTCTAATGCTGATGGTACTATCGATAAAGTATATTTACAACAAATAATTGGTGGTATATCAGCATCGTCAACTATTAAAAATGTTACAACAGCCGTTGATGGTTTGACTATAAATAGTGCAACAAATCCAGAAATTGATCCACATAGTGGTGATTTGTTGTATGTTGATAATAGAAGACCTGTCGTTAGAGACAGCGATCAAACTGAAACAATTAAAGTTGTATTCAAATTTTAGGAAATAAGAAATGGCACTCGATTTAAATGTATCCCCATATTACGATGATTATAATTCATCTAAGCAATTCGATCAGATTTTATTTAAACCTGGTGTCGCTGTTCAGGCGCGTGAACTTACGCAGTTACAAACATACTTGCACAAAGCGATTGGAAATCATGCCGGATTTAATATTACTGAAGGAACAAGAGTCACTGGTGGTGAAGGAAGTATATTAAGAAAGCCATACATTAAGATTAATGATAATGATGCTTCAGCCGCTGCCGTATCTAATAGCACACTTGCAAATTATGTGGGTGATACTATTACAGGTAGTGTGACAGGTATACAAGCAAAGATTCTTTCTGCTTATACTGGTAGTGATGGAGATGTTTACAATAAGAAAACATTCTATCTTAGATATATCGGTGGTAATACAGAAGGAACAAGTTCTGGAGAATTGAATGGTAGTTCTATTCACTTTGATCCAGGCGAAACTCTTACTGTTACTTCGGCAGACTCTGGTAGAAATGGCGACACATTTGTTGTTGATGCGACGGTTGATTCTGCAGGCACAGACATATCTAAAAACTTCCATGGTTATGGACTTTTCTTTGCTATCGCAGAAGGAGTTTTCTTTCTTAAAGGCAGATTCGTAAATCACCTTAGACAAGAAGTACTTGTTGACAAATACAATCCACTTGCTAGTTCATTTGTTGGACTTACTGTAACAGAAGAAGTTGTAGATGCTGACGATGATAGTACTTTGTTGGATCCTGCGGCTGGTTCTTATAACTTTAATGCTCCTGGTGCCGATCGATATAAAATATCAACTACTATTGGAATAAAAGGATTAACAGACGATCCAACTGAAGACTTTATTGTAACTGATAAAATTGTTGAGGGTGGTTATAACCAGAAAATGCCCGATGGTATGCAACAATTAGCAGATTTAGGAAAGATTTTTGCTCAAAGAACACATGAAGAATCTGGAAACTATGTTGTAAGACCATTTAAACTAACTGTACAAGAACATTTAAAAGTTGGCGCAAACGGTGGTAGATATACTGCAACTACTAATCCAGTCGGCGACGCAACCAAATTAGTTGCTAATATAGGTTCTGGTACCGCATATGTAAGTGGTTACAGATATGACTTTGCAACTCCTACTCCATTGTCTTTTGATAAAGGAACAGATACACGAATAGTTGAGAATAGTATTACTTCAACCGCAACTGGTACATATGTAATAGTTGATGAGATGGCAGGAAATTGGAGTATATCAGATGGTGCTATTATTCAGATATATGACGGAAGTGCTACTTCTGGTATAGGTAAACAAGCAATAACTAACAATACTCATGGTACTACAGCAAAGCCTGCGGATACTTCAATTATAGGACAAGCGAGAGTTAAGTACATAGAAAAAGTTGGTACTGGCGCTGTTGGTGGAGCAAAATCACAATATCGCTTATATCTTTATGATATTAAAGTTAATACTGGATCATTTGATACAGCCAGAGGATTTGTATATGGATCTGGTAACGATAAAGGAATATGCGATATAGTTCTAGAGCCACCAGGAAATGGGCAAGGTATTCAGTTTGAAGGTAGTACTGCATATGGAATTGGCACACTTTTAATACATGGGCAGAATACTTATCAAGTAGTTGCCGCTGGTACAACTCACGCTTCTACTAAGCCCACACACACATCATCGACAGTAACAAATGGTACTGCCGATCTTGCATATGTAAATACTGCTATTGCTGTTCTTAAAGAACAAGACAAAGGAAGACTTTTATTTCCTGCACCATTTACTGCACCC